GCAAGTACTTGGAAAGGAATGAATGATGAACCCCATAATGACGAACCATATTTACAAGCAGCAGATAAAAAATTATTACACCAACAAACATTATATGCTTGTGATGATAATGGAAAAATAATACCAGGAAAATTTGTTACACATGATTTTTATAAAAAATATCCTTCAAATTTTGCTCCAAATGTAAATTTAGTATTATGTGAAATAAATCACCATTATTATTATGAATCTTTGGCACGACCTAAAATTGGGTATATAGTATGGGAAACAACAAAATATCCTCAAGAAACTCTTGATTTATTTAAAACGTATAATCAAATATGGGTAGCCTCTGAATGGCAAAAAGAATGTTCTATTAAACAAGGTTTACATAAAGATTTAGTAAAAGTTATTCCTGAGGCAGTAGACAGCTCTATATTTAAACCAGACGCAACTGCTACTCTCCCAGAGTATGAAGATGATAGATTTAAATTTGTAGTATTTGGTAGATGGGATTATAGAAAATCAACATTAGAACTAATTGAATCTTTTTTAAATGAATTTGATAAAGATGAACCAGTTGATTTAGTTGTATCTATTGATAACCCTTATGCTAATGATGATTTTGAAACAACCGAAAAAAGGTTGCACTATTATGGATTTACAGATTCTAGAATTAAAATTAAACATTTTCCAACAAGAGATGAATATGTAAAATATTTACAAAAGGGTCATGTATTTTTATCTTGTGCTAGATCTGAAGGATGGAATTTACCTTTAATTGAAGCAATGGCTTGTGGTACTCCTTCTATATATTCAAATTGTAGTGGTCAACTTGAATTCGCAAAAGGCAAGGGACTACCAGTTAAAATAAAAGGAACTATACCAGCATTAGGTGGAGAATATTCTACGTATTCTCAATCTGATCTACCTGGGGAATTTTACCAACCTGATTATGAAGATTTAAAAAAAGTAATGAGGGATGCTTATGAAAATTATGATACACATAAAAAAAGAGCATTAAAAGAATCTAAACAAATAGCAGAAAAATTTACCTGGGAAAATGCAGCTGAAAAAGCTTATAAAGAATTAAAAGAATTAGTAAATAATTTTGATTCTAAATCATGTTGTCCATCTCCTCCTAATTCAATTGATATCTCTTTTGATTTAGGTCCAAAAGTAGAAATAAATGGAAGTGAAGAAAAAGAATATAAAATTGAATTTATTAATGGTGATACTGACGAAATAGTGTTTAGTTCTACTATTAAAAATAACATGTGGACAAAATGTAATAAATTATATTATATTCCTTGGATTATTAAAATTGATGATAAAGAAGTATATAGATTAAATTTAAAAGGAAAAAAAGTTAAAATAAGTATAGATTCAAAATCTATGGGAGATACTTTAGCATGGACTCCCCAAGTAGTAGAATTTCAGAAAAAACATGATTGTGAAGTAATAGTAAGTACATTTCATAATGAATGGTTTGAAGGATTAAAAAAATATAAAAATATAAAATTCATAAAACCAGGAGTATCTCAAGATTGTCACGCCCACTATTTAATTGGTTGGTTTAAAACAGATGAAAAGTGGGATGAGGGTCAATATCATCCAATCCAACCTAATACAATTCCGTTAATCAAAACGGCATCTGATATTTTAGGTTTAGAATATAAAGAAATTAATTATGGTGTTAATTTCAAACCTAAAAAAAGACCAATAAAAGAAAAATATATTTGTTTAGGTCCTCAAGCTACAGCTGGGTTAAAAGAATGGCCCCATAAAAATTGGAGAAAATTAGCTAATATTCTATCATCAGAAGGATATAAAGTAGTTAGTTTAAGTTTAAATGGATTTACGGGGAAAAATATAATTAATAAAACAAATTTATCCTTTGATAATTTGTTAAATTATCTTTACCATGCAGATTTATTTATAGGTTTAGGATCAGGTTTATCTTGGGTTAATTGGGTTTTAGATAAAAAAACAATAATGATAAATGGGTTTTCTGTAATTGATCATGAATTTATGAATAATATTAAAAAAATTCAAAATACAAATGAATGTAATGGTTGTTGGAATAATAAAAATTTTCAATTTGATGCAGGAGATTGGGATTGGTGTCCAATACATAAAAATACAGAAAAACAACATATATGTCAAAAATCAATAACACCAGAAAGAGTATATAAAGAAATAAAACAATATTTAATTTAACATTTTTTAACCATATTTATAAATAAATTACATTATGAGTGAAGTAATCAAGTTATCAAAAGAAGAGTTAGATGCTCTTCAAGAATTTAAAGTAAAAAATGATCAAATTGTTTTACAATTAGGTCAAGTAGATGTTCAAAAAGCAATACTAGAAGGACAAAGAGGAGTAATATTAGAAAGCTTAGCAAAATTGCAAGAAGAATCTAAAAAAACAGCTAAAGAACTTCAAGAAAAATACGGAGATGGAAACATCAATTTAGAAAAAGGAACATTTGCTAAAATAAAATAGTTTTTTGAAAAGGTTTTTAATATTTATAATAAAACAATATTAAAAATAATAAAGTAAGATGGCAGAAACATTAATATCTCCTGGAGTATTAGCAAGAGAAAACGATCAATCATTTGTTACCGCTCGACCAGTTGCTAGAGGGGCAGCTATTATAGGACCAACAGTAAAAGGACCAGTAGAAATACCAACTTTAATTAGTTCATATAGTTCATTTTTAGCTATATTTGGTGGATCTGCAGAAAGTGGTTCAAGTGAATATAGTTACTTAACTTCTATAGCTGCAAGCAATTATTTCCAAAATGGAGGTAACTCATTATTAGTAACAAGAGTTACATCAGGTTCATTTACTGAAGCAACTAGTTCAAATGCATCTTCACAAACAGGTGTTGTTGCATCATATGGTATCCCAACAGGTTCAAGTGGTCCAACTTCTGGATTAAGTCCTTTTGTATTAGAAACAATTTCTGAAGGTGAAATAATGAATAGTGCAATTCAACAAGCTGAAGCAAGTAACCAAGTAGCAAACGGAGGTGGAGCACTAATATCAGGTAGTACAGATAATTTAAGATTTGAAGTAACAGCAGTTAATTCTGGATCAGGTGTATTTTCACTTGCAATTAGACAAGGTAATGATACTGATAATCAAAAGATAATATTAGAAACTTATAATAATATTTCATTAGATCCTTTTGCTTCAAATTATATTTCTAGAGTAATTGGTGATGTAAAACCAACATTAGTAACAGAAGGAAGTGATACATTTTTACAAGAATCTGGATCTTTCCCTAATATATCAACTCGTGTTAGAGTAAAAACAGTTAATTACCAAACACCAAAATATTTTAATAATGACGGATCAGCTAAAGATGAATTTACAGGTTCATTACCAGCTCCTTGTTCAGGATCATTTGGTGGTGGAGTAGGAACAAACCTTTGTTCATTTGCTGGAGGAAATAATTATTACCAAAATATTAACTCAACAAACACACAAGGTCTTGTTGGTGCTGATTATAATAATGCAATCGCTTTATTATCTAATCAAGATGATTATCAATATAATGTAATTTCAGCTCCTGGAATTTATTACCAAGATTATTCAACACAATGTACTAGTTTAATTAATAATACAATTGCTAGAGGTGATGCAATATTTGTAATGGATTTAGTAAAATACAACCAATCAATAGGTGAAGTAACAGTTCAAGCATCAGGAATTGATTCAAGTTACGCAGCTTCATATTGGCCTTGGTTACAAACACTTGATCCAAACTCTAATACAACATCCTTAGTTTATGCTCCTCCTTCAACGTTTATTCCTGGAGTGTATGCATTTACAGATGCTTCAAGCGATCCTTGGTTTGCACCAGCAGGTATAACAAGAGGTGGATTAGGACAAGTTGTTAGAGCTGAAAGAAAATTAACATCTACTAATAGAGATACTTTATATGAAGCAAATGTTAATCCAATAGCAACATTCCCTAATCAAGGAGTTGTAGTATTTGGTCAGAAAACATTACAAAAAGCAGCTTCAGCTTTAGATAGAGTTAATGTAAGAAGATTATTAATAGCGTTAAAAGATTATATATCTCAAATTGCAGATAATTTAGTATTTGAACAAAATACAATTGCAACAAGACAAAATTTCTTAACGCAAGTTAACCCATATTTAGAAAGTGTTCAACAACGTCAAGGATTGTATGCCTTCAAAGTAGTAATGGACGAATCTAATAATACACCAGATGTAATAGATAGAAATGAGTTAGTAGGTCAAATATTCCTACAACCAACTAAAACAGCTGAATTTATTATATTAGATTTCAATGTATTACCAACTGGAGCAACATTCCCAGCGTAAAAATTTTAAAATAGAATATTTATAATAAAATAAAGATATAAAATGGCAGTATTAAACCCTAACGAAATATTTTTCACAGCTTTTGAGCCAAAACAAGCTAATAGATTTATTCTATTTGTAGATGGATTCCCTTCATATATTATGAAAGGTGTATCGGCTGTTTCAGTAAGTCAAGGTTCAGTTCCTTTAAACCACATTAACGTACAAAGATACGTTAAAGGTAAAACAGTATGGAATACTATAGACTTTACATTATTTGATCCAATCACTCCATCTGGTGCTCAAGCAGTAATGGAATGGGTTAGATTACATCACGAATCTGTAACAGGTAGAGATGGATATAGTGATTTCTATAAAAAAGACTTAACTGTTAATGTATTAGGTCCAGTAGGTGATATAGTATCTGAATGGATTATTAAAGGTGCATTTATAACAGAAGCTTCTTTTGGAGATTATAACTGGGATACTGAAAATACAGCCCAAGAATTAACAATGACAGTTCAACCAGATTACTGTGTATTGAATTTCTAAGAAAAATTTTATTTACCCTCTTTAAAAAACTGCTTGGCTTTGGTCAAGCTTTTTTTTATATTATATATGTATAATAAACAAACGTTACAATTAAATTAA